CTCAGATTCTGATTTTTCCACCCCTGCATTTCTCGCAGCAGAACGATTAAACTTTCCCTCATTGTCTCCTATTACAACGTCAAACTCTTTTGAATAATAATCATACAAAAAATCAAAGTGTTTTCTTCTATAAACGCAGTCTGGATCTCTCCAGGGTAGGATTACTTGCTGCCTCATTTTATATCTTCCTTATCACTATTATGACAGATACAATCACAAATTTCTTTTGCAAAGCAACGAGAGTGGTATCCTTCTCTGCAATAACCAGTCTTTGATATTTCTACTAAATTAAAATCTTTGTCAAACTCAATCTCTTGAGTAACAAGTCCAAGATTTACTTTGTCAGATAAATCTTTTTCATAAAACTCTTCAAAGTTTATGCCAATCATCTCTTGATATTCAAGGTATTTTTGGTAGTCGCCTATGCCGAAAGTTCCCTGCTCCACTCCTAATAAAACATCTCTTTGCACACGTTGAGATCTCATCTCAATGTCTGTCCAGGATCTTCCAGCCATGTTGTCTTTCCATATTTTCGGACGCTCTTCTCTTTTATAGAAATGCCAACACACCATTTCGTTTGGTGCATAGATGTGCCAACCTCTTGTAAAGGCACGAATAGCAAAGCATAATTCCTCACCCATAAAGGATATTCTTTCATCATAAGGAATCTCTTCAACAACCTTCCCTGGAGCAAATAACAGTCCTGCGAGAATTGTGTGGGAATAGTGTGGGGAAGACATGTCTTCAATCTTCTCACGGTTCCCTGCCCACACGCCTGTCCAAGTATTAACTACGGTTGTCCAAGATGGCTCGTCCCAAAAATCCTCATCTCCAAGGACGTAGTGGTCTGTTCCGTCTGTCAATGGCATGTATGGGGCAGGGAACTGGCTGAGAATAATCTTGTCTGTTCCTTGCTTTTCAACTGCTACATGATACATATCTATAAGTTTGGAATCCCATCCTTCAGCAAACCTCATGTGGGAGTCTGTCTGAAAAAAGAAATCCTCGCCACGGTATTCTTCCACGGCGAGTTTTCTTGCATATCCTGCACCCTTTGCATCCTTAGCATGTACCTTTACTAAGATTAGTTGATCTTCTGGTATGAAGTCTAACTTTGGGTGATTGTTTCTAAGTTCCTGAGATATAACACAAATTGTTAGATCCTCTGGTCTGCTTGCATTCTCGTAAATGCTGCGAACAGTTTTCACTATTTCTTCATCACGATATGAAGCAATAGAAACAAATATGCTCACTTAACAGGGTTCCTTTCAAGGAGCACTATTGCTCCATTTTGCTCAAGTGCCTTCTTTACCTTGATCATATATTCTACTGCTGCAATCTTTTGATCATGCTCTAGTTTGTAAAACTCAATCTCATCTGCACGAACAGTAAGAAAGTCATCGTGATCAAAGATATCTACATGAAATCCCTTGGGAGGATTTAGAGATCTAACGGCCTTTGCCATCTCCATCGTATACATTAGTTTACCTCCATTGTTAGGGACTCCCAAGTGTTTGACCAATCTTCTTTGGCCTTATGAGAGTTAAATTCCTTGTCTATTTTACCATCCTTCAAATAGACACCTCCCCAAACTCCCCACTCTTTTCTAGAAACACCTGAGGCAAAACACTCCTGATTAACCTTGCATCTTGCACAGATGTTGTCTACAGACTTGGCAAGTTTTTGATCTTCTTCATACTTGTCAAAGAAGAGATTGGTATCCATTCCTAAGCATTCTGCATCATCCTTCCACCTGTGCATAGTTTCTCCCTATCTGGTTTGGAATGTGCCAGCCTTTTTCGGTGATAGGGAATACTCTCTTCTTATTCCACTGTCCGTCACGATACTCAGCATCCTTTGAATATACCGCGTTGTGGTTTGGGGTATGTCGAACTACATCCCAGCCATCCCACGATAGACTCTCATGGTTAGAAACAATTTCTTCCATGACTTCTAGGCTACTTACTAGCATGATATTCTCCTGCTTCTATTGTAAAAATAACTCGCTTTATTCCAGCCCGATCAATTAGATCACTACAGCGTGGACAAGGCTTGCTATTTCTATCATGACCATTCTTATTTACTCTTGCGACGTAAATAATTGCGCCTCGTACATTGTACTCTCCAGCCTCACGAATTGCAACCTGTTCTGCGTGGTATGAGCAATCACTTTTAATGTGCTCTGGAGAAACAATGTTTGGGTTGTTTCTTGTTTTGTTCCATCCTGTGCCCACGACCCTGCCACTTTTTACTACAACAGCACCGTGAGTATTTTTTGAGCGAGACTTTGTTGCAAAATATCTTGCAACATTAAGATATGCTCTGTCTGTCTTTGAGAGTATCATGGCATCCCCCTAGTATCGGAAGATGCCTACCTCTACTCCAGCCAACTCAGCAGACGACACAAGGCGCGACGGTCGCTGATTTGGCGTAGAGAGGAAGGCAAAGTAGTCAACGTTGTCCCAGTTTTCCTCAATCTGTTGAGGCGGAACCCTGTAGTATCGTACCTTAATGTTGCGTCGTTTTAGTCCTTGCTCAGAAAGGTTACAGAATTCAGCGGTGTATGAGTTAATTGTTGCAGGACCAACAGAGAATACATTGAATTCTCCATCTGTTATTTCTGACAACGCGACTCCCATTGCACGCATAAATATCTGATAATCTGAGAACTCCTTGGTTCCCTGGACTACGACGTTCATTTTTATTCCTCTCCGTATGCTTCTAACTCATCTAGTATGATGAGAAGTTCGTTCAACTTTCTTTTTGATAAAGACATTGTATCAATTGGTTGTGCAGTAGAAAAGTCTGGCTCTGATATTACTTCTGCCTCATAAAAGACATTGTTTTTTACCCAGTAAGCCTTGTCATCTACTACTGCTACTCTGATCACTCCCATTGAATCTTCGTTGACCCAATCTGGAATTAGATCTTCATTATCCAGATCAAAGTGATCGTCAAAGTCTACACCATTTTTATTTTGTATGTATATTATAAGCAAAAGCAGCAACACTGTCAATACCCATGGGACAACCACAAGTATATTCATTAGCGATTCCATGGCATAAACTGCCCCATCCAGGTACTTCTGGTGGGCCACTCTGCCTTATCTTTTTCGTCTGCCTCCGATGCATACAAGGCTGCTTGCTGTCTTTCTGCTGCTGCTCTTGTTGGATGCGTTCCAACAATTTTTCCATTGTCTCTCTGAACCACTGTGTATTGAGATCCACGTTGCTTAATATCCCAAGGCATCAATCATCACATCCTTTATAAAATTATACCTTACATATTTCGTAGGGCGGGTGGGATTTGAACCCACAATCTTCCGCTTATAAGACGTATGCATTAACCAGATTATGCTACCGCCCCATGCCATCAATAATTTATTAAAAGATAAATGTTCCAGGAGATGATGAGCACTGGCAAAATTACAAGGATTATATCTGATACGCGAACCTTTTGTTCATTAATCTTTGTCGATAGCAAGTATATTGCTGCCAAACTATTGATAGAGAATATAATCAATGTTGTAATTAAAAATGCTAATAGCATGTCTATACCTTTCTGTTGTAGAAAATTTTATCAGAGCATACCTAGGCTGTCAAGGTAGCGAGCAACATCGTCTGGCATTTCAGGACGACGGCCTCTTTCATATTCTTCTATTTCATCTCTTTCATGCTTTCTGGAAATAGACTTCCAATCATGGATCTCAATCTCTTGATTAAGATTACGAGGGGTGTGAGCGATTGCATTGTATACCGCGCCTGTAACAGCGTCTGAGAGGTCTTTAGAACCCTTTCTAGGGTGGTCAACCTTCTTATCAGATACGATACGCAACTGGCTCATTTCCTCCAACAGAATGTCGTTGTGAGGCATCAGTACGCGATCTTCATAGACAAGCATGGCGAGATCTTCGTAATGCTTCTTGCCTACTGAAAGAGTATCAGTCTTAATTCCTACAGTCTTTAGTTCTTGTTGAATGTCGAATGACTGCCAGCGGTCAAAAGTGACAAGGCCAATCTGGAATCCTGACCTTCTAAAACTAACAATCCACTCCTTGACTTCTGATAGATCTACTGGGCCTTCCTTACGAGGTTCCCACCACACAATAGCATCAACAATGACGAATGGATGAATCTGAGTATAATCATTCCACGTTCTCACCTCTACCCACTTGTCCACATGAGCAATGGCAATCGCACATTTGTCATGCTTCTGAGCAAGGTCAGCGTGAAGATAGTATCTAATATTTTCATCTGGTTGCCACTTTGGTTCTACCCTCTTAAAGTTATCAATTGGATTGTGAAGACACATAGCCTTTTCCAACTTATCCTTTTGCTTAAAGAATGCATCAGTAACAAAGGATGGCATACAGGCAAATCTTTGCATTGCATCTGCATAGTCTGTCATAAAGGCAATCTTAAAATCTTCAATGCTTCTTGTTGGGTTTGCCTCCCATGTCGGCCTCTTGACAGCGTATACTCCAGGGTATTTATATGAAAGGATGTGGTCTTCTGTCCACTCAATATCAAATCTATTTTCTGGTGAATCCTCTGGCAAGTCAGGATTGATTGTAAAAGTATGCTTCTTTTCTTCTACTTCTTTTTCTGCTACCACTTCATCGTACCGCTTGGAGATAAAGTCTCCTGGGTAGCGAGGGAAGGAAAGCAAAACCACCTTTCCATAGTCTGGGAAACGTGAATCAACTGACGCACGGAATGCCTTATAGATAGCATCACCAGTTTTAGCGTTTTCGTTTCCACTTGTAGACTCTTGTGCAAAGCCAGAAATCTCGTCAAGGATTGCAAGCATTAGGTTCAAACCCTCATGGCTCTCGCGTTCTGAGTGACCAGAATAAACAGTAATTGTTTTATCAAACTCTACACTATCTACCTTCGATTCAAACTTTCCTGCGAACCACGGGCTGCGTTGAATCTTTGTCTTAAAGTTCTTGAAGAACACATTCTTTGCCTGTTGTGCGTTAATGGCAATGTTGATAATGTCGATAGAGTCTCCTGGTGGCTTGCCAAAATATGCAGCAGGATCTTTTAGGCACATTAGTTTATATACTAGGTAGGCACAACCAATGGTTGATGTATGATCTTTTCCGCTGCCCTTTCCAAGTTGCAGAATGACCTCTGCCTTAGTGTATTTCTTGTAGTGTTCCTTGCCCTTCTCCTCACCCATAAGCCTAATTAAATCTTCCTCCCTGTAGATCTGACTCATAACTTCTACAAGATCTCTCTGAATCTGTGAAAGAGGTGGCTGCATGAGAAAGTTTTCGTCATGCAAAAAGGTGTCAAGATCTACTGGATCTTCCTCAAAGGGGTTGTCATCAAGGGCATCAAAGAAGTCGCTAAAATCAAGACTCATAGATTACTACTGCCTCTCCTGCTGGCCCAGACACCTCTGACAATCTTGTTAAAATTTCATTCTTAATCTGTGGATGCTTTGTTGCAACATCTTTAAGAATGTTCATGATAAGTTCTTGTTTTCTTTCTGTTTCTAGAAGTTGATCAGCAAGTTCTTTGTTTTCTAGAAGCCCTGCCTTTTGTAGCATATCTATTCTTCTTGATTCGATATCAAGAATTAGTTTTATTGCTGCATTCTTTGCAGAAAGATTTGATGTTGTCGTAGCCTCATCAACTACTTCATATGCTTGTTTAATAAGTCTAGAATAATGTTGATCGGCAGCAGACAATGCCTCCCTAGCCCTTGACCTTACTGCCTCTGAATTGCTAGCCATGGTCTTCCACTCTTTCAACAAAGAGGAGACTCTGGCCTTGGGTATATCAAGTTCCCTAGAAATTTCTGTCTCGTTTAGCCCCTTGATGTATTCAGTTGCTACACGATTAACTTCTTCAATATGTGTCAAAATATCGTTCATAGTGCTCCAATTATAGCAGCAGGGTAGGGTGTTGCCACCTAATGATTTGGTCCCTACCCTGCCGCCTTTTAATAGCAGTTATGGCCTGGATAATACCAATGCTTCTTACCACTACCATTTTGCCAAGCAGTATAGAAAGCACGATCTTGGTAATACCTTGACCATTTGTGAATTGGCTTATCGAACAAAGTCTTTATTTCAGCAGACAAGCCATCTTTTGTTTTCTTGGATTCCTTCAGCATCATCCAAACAAGCCCATCTCTCCATTGAGAGTCCAAGAATTGATAGGCTCCTCTTGCAGAGGATGATCTATTGGCAGCACGATAACTAAAGCGAGATTCACGCTGCATAATACACTTGCGAGA